CACGCCGAACGCACACCAGGTTGTTCCGTTTTTGGGGATCTCCGGCTGCGGGTCGGTCCATTGGGGTAAAACAACGCTTTTATCCAACCCTGTTAACCCACGAATCCAGCGGCTAATTAGCCGTTCCAGCGCCTCATCGTAGGCGGGCGCATCGCCGATAGGCGTCAGATAGCCCGGCGTCGTGCTGTCATTGCCCATCGACGTAATCCATCAGCTCGCAATGAGCCTGCACGAGTCCGGCACCGTAGGCGGTATAAGGGTCAATCAGTGTCACGCGATAGTTGGCACCCTGATACGTCACGATATCCGCGTCGTAACCGGGTTTACCCTCGGTAAGCCGAAACTGCGTCACAATGAGGATGGCGCCGTTGATATTCTGGCCGGCGGCCATGCGTTTAGCCTGCATTGACCGGTCAACGGTAACGATGCCGGCAAACGGGATAGTTTGCTGAGCATTTGCGACAAAATTGTCATCATCCGGGACCTGCAATTGCCGATGGCAAACCAGAGTGGAATCGACGAAATCTGGGTCCAGAAAGATTTCTGAAACATCAAGAAGAGGCATTTTTATCCCTCACAACGTAGGTGATTGAGCGCAGCAAGCTGCCGGTTTCATACAATGGTTTCTCGCCATAATGCCCACGGGCACGCCGGGCCGCCTTGGTGGATTCCGCCAGCGATTTAAGCTGATTTCCGCTTTGGATAACCGCCTTGGCGGCATTGGATGCGATGACGCCGGCCGATTCCAAATACCGGTTAGCCGCTGCTTCATTCCCTTCAAATGCCGCCACCGCTGCCTGGCGCATTTTCTCCGTGATTTGCGCGCGGGCGTTGGCAATCCCGATATCCAGAAACGGGCGCGGCGGGAGTGTGACGGTATAGGACGGGACGGTATGGTCAGTAGAAAAATTCGCGGCTTTGGCCTGAACAAACTGACCATTTTTGGCAAACGAGCCATCCGAGTTGATTTTCCGATTCAGGGTGACGACATGTTCAGGAATGCGAATCGTGCCGCCATAACTCTGGATGTAGCCCAACACGGCGTTATTGATTTCTGCCCCATCATCGCGGCTGGCTTTATCCGATGGGATGCCCACCAGCACATCTTTTTGCACCAGGCTGTTTAGCGCGTCGATAATGTCTTGCGAATGGTCGGCCAGGACCGTCAGACCGGATTTCATAGCTGGATAGCGCCGGCGCCGAATAACATCAGGTATTCGTAATACTCACTGCCGTACCGGGTGTTATTCCAGAAGTGCGCGTCTGGGTTAAGCGTCACACTGTCGTCGTAAGTCATCGACACCTTGTCAACCGACTTAGCCGTCACCACGCCGCTGTTTGCCCCACCAGCTCCACCAATGGCCGACGAACGGTTATCCTGTGCGTCCAGTGACAGGTAATGCGCGACAAACAGCCCGGCAACGTACGGGAAAATATCCGTACCAAACCGGGCTTCGCCCATTAATTTGTCAACAATAGCCAGCCGCAAGGCAATGCGTGCATCGGGGTATTTGGTGTCATCGGAAAACTGGGGGAATTGAACGCGAAAACTACTTACCGTTGGAAGACTTTGGTTTGTCGGCATTAGGGGTATTCTCCGCCGTCAGTGCTGCGATTTGCTGTTCCAGCTCGGCAATGCGGGCATCCTTCTCGATGCTTTGCTGTTCCAGCTCGGCAGTCCGCGCTTTATTTTCCTGCATAAGCGCGGCATCACCGATATGCGCCTGGACGAACCAATGATCAATCGTAGCCTCGTCCATTTCGTGATAACCCACTTCGTAATGCTTAACTTCTTCACCATCATTGAAGAAGAAATCTTTTTTAACATAAACTTTAGGCATGTTTGGTCCTTTGGCCCCCTAATGAGCCATTCAGGGGTTAAATCCCGTCCATATAAAGAAGGGTTTCCGGATAGACCGGCTCTACTGCGCCCAACTTGCCAAAATACGTCACCATCTGCGAAATCCCGCGATATTGAACCGGGACGGTCTGCAATGGGACCATCGGCCAACGGACAAACTTCTTGTCATTCGTATAGGCCACCGCGCGGTCAGTGTTATTGACACCCCGGCCGATGAGCCATTTCACAGGACGAATATTCAATGGGCGGCCATATTGGGCGTACGTCAGGGTATTCGTTTGCAAGTAGGTCAATAGCGATTGGTTACCCGCGGTCGAAACGATGGTGTTAACCAGAATGCCGAATTGGGTAGGCGGGATTAACAAATCCGTGGGGATCATCGAGTACGCGGAATTAGCCCACGCCTGCGACAGGATGGCATTTACCGAGGCGCGAATCTGATCCGGAGAGGTTGCCACCGCCCAGGTCACAGGGGCATTCATTGGCGTAACTACCGGTAGGTTAGCCAGACCAGCGGCTTTAATATCAGTGTCGCCGATGTAAACTTGTTCGTCACAATCCATATTCCATTTAAGGATCATGCCGTCATGTTTTTGTGAATCAATCGGACGACCGACTTGTGCGGCAGCCTGCAATTCCGGCAGCGTCCAACCGAGTTCCATGCCCCACAGATTTAAGGCATACCCCACCTTGCTGATATCGATCTCCATATTAGCCAGCGCGGTGCCTTCCTTGCTCAGCCAGTTTTTACCATTTGGTACCGCTCCACCAGGGGCAGCAAAACCACTACGGGTAAACGAGCTGATATCATCAGCGATAGAAACGTCTTCTCGGAACTGGATATCGCGGCTATACGTATAGCTCGTCAACGGAAGATTGATATTTTGGTCCAGGCGCTCCAGTTCCCCAATGAGAAAGGCACCGGTGCTGTCAATCGTCCGTTGACTGCTGTCAAATGTAAGCATGTTATTTTTCCTTAAAGATTATAAGCAATTTCAGTGTTGCCGCTGGCATCGCCGGCACCCGTGAAATATGCGTTGGTTAAAGCAACGGTATTGGCGCCATCGGCGGCGGCCAGGACGGAACCCAAGGGGCTGGCAGTTGAACCATTGGCGGTACGGATATAAACCGTGCCACCTTTCCCGACACTGGACGCGTCACCGCCGATGTTCACGGATAGGTAGCCACGTTTCAAAATGTCACATACCGTATTCATCCCGCCGCCCGTCTGCTGAACCAAATCAGGATTAGAAGTAGTTGGATACGGGCGAACGTAGAAACCCGAGATAACGCCCAGCGCATCGCCCGACGCCAACGGCACAAATTTATTGCCGCTATATTTGCCCGCCAGGCCATACGCGGGGAACAAATTGGTGCTATCGATAATACCCGGTTCGATAGTAAGATCCTGCTGGCGCGACACGGCGCCCGCGATGCCCGAGGGCATACGGTACAGATATGCAGTCATGGATTATTTCCCGTTTTTAGACCAGAAGTCGGCGTTGCGTTTGTTGAGTTCGGCAATGGGATTGCCAGAAATCCGCGCGGCATCAGTGGTGCGATTGGGTGCGGTGGTATTGCGTGTTTTGGCGAGTTCAGATACCGCGGTAAATGCCATATCGACGGTGGGTCGTTTCAGCGCGGAAATATCCGCATCCCCGACAATCGAACGAACCAAGGTTTGATCAGCGGCCGCCAACACCAAACGCTTGAACGCGGTAGGTTTTGCAGCTTTAGGCAGTTGGATGCCGGGAGAGATCAAATCAGCGCGATAAGCCGCATCGCCGGTCACCGCGCCTTCTTTTTCCTTTTTCTCTTCTTCGTCTTCCTTGTCTTCGTCGCCGGTAGCCGCTGCCGGTTGCATGCCGCTGCACATCTTCGTACACATTTCGATGAGTGCTTTGCCCCATGCGGGGATTTCTTCTTCGGCATCACCGGTTTTACCAGTTTCGCGAGCCTCAATATTCGCTGGTCCCGGCAAACCCTGAGCACCCAGGTGGATATTCACCACGCCGGGCGATGACATGGTTGCGGAGGGATTTTCGTCATTGGTCAGCGAATCGGGGGCATTAACAAGCGCCTCGTTGATCGCCGCGTCGTCTTTGGTTTTAATCGCCCTGCGAAGGGTTTCAAACCAGTTTTTCTTAGTTGGTGTTGCCATAGCGTCTCCGATAGCGCAACGTGATCCGGCCCGTCCGTTAGGGACGCTGGCCAGGTGATTACCGGTAATGTCGTATTGAGCGGCTTTACCCGGTGAAATTTGTTTGTATTCGGCGTCATAACCACAACTGACCTCATCGTCGCCGTCATCAATCGCCTGCATGGCTGCGGGGTCTTTAACGATAACGTCAGCCAGCAATAAATCTGATTGGTCGCCGGTGCCGCGCCGGACGTTCTGAATGTGTCCGGATGCCAATTCCCGCCAATTGGAGGGGTCGATAAAAATGATGTTTCCCTGGGCGTCCATGGGATGACCAACCGTAAAGGTCATGCCCTCAAATGACGCTATGGTTTTTTCGCTGAAAACCTCATCCGGGCTGCGTTCGACGACAATCTCGCCCCGTTCATCCGGGGTGATGTCGGGCAGTTCGTCAGCCCCGTAAAGTTGCAATCCTGTGCGGGCTATTGGCACGTCTTTGCACAGTAGCGAACCATCCCCCAACATGAATCGAGTGTTACCCAGCCGACTTTGATAGAAATATTTCATTGTTCACCTGCCAAATCGCGGGCACAAAAAAGGCCGCCTGAGCGACCGGTACGTAATGGGATAATTGTCTCGATTTACTGACTTTTTAACATAATGGCCCTTTCATGTACCAGCCGATCGGCACTCGTCAAAAAATCGCAGTGAAATGGATAAAAAATGGCATTAACTGCCGGAAAGCTGGTAGTTTTATCCAATAACATTTTTATAACAAATCACGGGTATTAGCGTTCGCGACTAATCACGACCGTAACGCGTGTTTTGGGCTTTTTTGGCGGCATCGGCGGCGCTTGTGGCATTTGATCGCCAGGCGGTGGTGGTGGATTTCTGCCGGGCCTTGGTTGCGGCCTTACTTTGTACCTATTGTCTAGGCACATCGGCTGGGCGCCATTGCTGGCAATAAAAACTGCAACCAAAAACGCCGTTACGAGCACAAACAAAATAATAGAGAACATACCCATTCCTATTGAGGTATCACGACTTCGCAGTAGCACCGGCAGTTCGGCAGTGCGCCGGCGTGGCCAGTCATGCCGTCCAGCGTCGGCGGATTTTCCCAGCGAACAAATTTGCCATTCATTTTTTGATGCGATGGTCGTACGTCCCCATCATCAGCTGTGCGCCAGATATACCCCTCGGAACCGATAGCAGTTGCCCGCGCCTGCGTTAGCGCCTGTGTGGCCCGGCCAATCTCGGTACGAGCAATGAGCGTTGCCCGGCTCTTGGCGACATCACCGGACGCGGCGATCTCTTCTGCAAGTGCGCCGGGCCGCTGGCCAGTAACCATCGCTTCAATAGCTTTGTTGTGAATGTCGTAAATGCGGTCGGCGGCCTCAATGGGCAGCGATTTGATGTAGTTGACCTGTTCCTCAACCATCGACCGGAGGACTTGGCCGATAGGGGCGTTTTTGACCATGTTTCG